TGTGTAGTCTATATTTTCTTTTAATCTATAATCTGAAGATGTGTTGTAGGCCGCAGATGAAGAACCAGTTGTTATTGAACCAGTCTCACCTCCGCCCGTTGTATGTTCAAACATTATTGCTTTACTGTTGGCGCCCACTTCACCTACAAAATTACCATGCCCATTAGTTGTAGCACTTCCATTTACCGCTAGTCTAGCATTGATGTTTATGCGGAGGCGTTCGGCGTTACCTACGGTAAATATTAAAGGTGGAAAATCACCACTTCTTGCATCTGCTCTAAGATTTACAACGCCATTTGCCGCATTACAATCAATGTCAAAATATGTTCCTGCCGCACCGTCATACATAAATGTAGCAATATCCGAACTTGCATTGCCGCTTACTACCAACTTGCTAGTAACTTGCGTTGTAGCATCTCCAATTAACACGTTACCATTCTCGCCATTCACAAACAGGGCGTGAGTGCTGTTATCTGACTGAACGCGGAAGTCAGAATCTACGCCATTTTCGTTTATTACGAAATGATTTCCAGCAGGAGGGTTTGTTGAAATGTTACCGCTGTTGCTAATAATAAGCCTAGTCGCGTTGTTAGTAATAAGTCTAAAACTATGATTGCTTGAAACACCAAAATACGGCCCTGCGCCATCTCTGTTGATAACTACAGTTTCTCCGCTAGAGGGTGTAAATGTAGCCGTTCCTGCTTTAACCTCGCCACCAAGAAATATGTCTTTAAACTGTATGGTTGCTTCACCAAGGTCAACAGTATTATTAGAGTTAGTTTCATCTCTTTGCGGAAATATTGCAGATGTACCAAACTCCAAACCAGAGTGGTTAGATGCGCTACCTGAGATTGTAAGATTGTTGCCATTATCAACACCAATAGACCCAATAAGAGTCCCACCCTCTTTAAATTGAATGTCACCACCACCAGCATCAAGGATGATGTCTCCTGCAACGTCTAGTGTTAGGTTGCCAGAACTTACGTCTATTTCACCATTAGTTCCATTGTAGAAAATTTGTAAATCATCACCACTACCTGCAATCAAAGAATTATTATCTGTTACAACTACATTATTATTAAATGTGGCTCTACCTGCCGCTGACATATCAAAAGCGAGGGCTGTAATGGCTGAACCACCATCGTTGCCTACTATATGTAAATCACTATCTGAAACAGTAGAGACAAGCTGTACTACTCCTGACTCATTTCGAATTTTATAAAATTCAGTACCAGCATCTTTGAAACGAACATCTGCACCATCAGCATCAAGGATAATGTCTCCTGCTACGTCTAGTGTTAGGTTTCCAGAACTAACGTCAATCTCATTCTCAAATAGCGTTAAAGTCCCCATGCCCATCGTAGGCGTTGAGTCCAAATTAAACGTAAATCTAGTTGATGTTCCATCATCAAACTTAACTTGGTCTCCATCACAAGATAAAATTACATCGCCAACAGCATCAACAGTAATATCATCAGCACCACTAATTGTCATACCGCCAGAACTACTGGTTATATTTCCACCATCAATCGTCAGTTGGTCTACTACTACACCTGCGTTGGCTGTTAAGACTCCAGTGGCACCAAGAGTTCCAGATACATCTAAGTTACCATTTAAGTCAACAGTAGTAGCCGCTATCTGTATTTCTGTATCTGCAACAATATCAAGCTGACCATCGGCGCTAGAGTTAATAAAGATTCCAGTGTCACGGAATTGCAGCTTAGTATCTGTTGCCATAGTGATTGTGGCGCTAAAGTTGACCGCACCATCTACGTCCAGGGTGTCAACATTCAGGGTTCCATCAATATCGACATCGCCTGAGATGTCCAGATTTACAGCAGTAGTGGTGCCAGCAAGATTAACGTCAGTCAATAAGTCATAAACAACAGCGCCAGATCCAGCACCGTTTGTAGCAATCATCTTCACATGGCCAGCTGGAACAGCAACATTGGCGCCAGAGCCCTGGGTAAAGGTAAGTGTTGCGGAAGTCGTGTTCTCGATCATCCACACTTTGTTCAATGTATTAGGCGCCAGGGTAACAGTACATGCCTGGCCGCCACCCGCACAGATCAGATAAAAAGACCTGGCAGAGTCACTAGTTCCATCAGCAACAGTGATAGTGTGGGTAGATGCGTTGGCAATAGTCTCTGACCCATGACCCAGTGCTTCGCCGATTAGCTCCAGGTTGGTATTGGTGGTTGTACCCCAGGTTCCAGATCCTTCACCAGTCGCCAGCTCAGTTAGCCGTAGATTATTAACATAAGTTGCCATTGTATTTCCTCACTTGCCAGCCCCGCATGGACCCAGCATAAATTTAAGATGTGGCTATAACAGTCCAGGTGGGTATTTGACTGTCGCTGATAACATTGTAATTGGCATTTTGATTAGTGTCTATCTCTCCATACACCAACGTGATCCCTAAGTCTATAGTTAGCGGAAACCCTGCTACAGAAACATCGGCTGCTGCAGTAGGACTTATAGCACCCGCTGCCGAGCTTATTGTATAGCCAGCAACACTTAGGAAGTTATTTGTGACGAGCTGCGGTGAGCCCAATGCTGAGGTAGTGGACACGCCAGTCGGTACTATATTTGCTTTACCAACAACAGATAGGCTACCGGCTGCTGAAGTCATTGCCAGGGTTGTGACTAAAACATCAGCCCCAGCAGTAGGAATGGGCGTACCCAGGGCGGAAGTGGTAACACCCGCCGTAGTAATATTAACAGGTAAAGCAGTACCCCAAGCAAGTTCTCCCCAGGTGCCGCGTCCCCAACCGTTAATCCTGGCCATTAGCCGCCAAGCTCAGCTTTAGCTGCCTCAAGACTCGTCTTACACTCTGTCAGGATCTCACGCACTGGAATAGTCATCCAATCCTGTTCAAGCATACCGTTAATCTTGGCAAGCGAAAAGTTTACATTCTCTAATGCGCTCATAACAATCTCCAAATGAAGACCCATTATACACCTAAGCCGCTTGGCCGATACCCTGGAATTTTCTGTCCAAAATACGGCGTACTTTAGAATAACTTATAGTTGCAGCGCAAGCGTGCAGCGAAGCAACCTGCTTTGCAATCCTCTTGGCACCTAGCCCGCGGGCTCTGAGCGCATATATTGTCTGAAGAACCTTTTGCTCCTCTGGAATCTCCTCCAGGCGAGTCCTGGTCTTATTGCCATGCTTTTCCTCAACCTTAGAGTATCCATAAGGCGCGCTTCCACCAATAAAGTAGCCACGAGAAGCCCAGTCAACCTTACCATCACCAAATCGGTCCTTAATCGTAGAATGCTCTATCTCAGCAACAGCAGAGAGGACCATTAACATAATTTGGTTCGCCATCTCGTTCATATCAAACTTAGATCGCAGCCCTTTGGCGCCTTCAGGCTTAGGATAGACGATTGGCACCTCACCAAACTGCTCACAAAAGAACAAAGTAATGCCAATATCCTGCAGCACAGGGATGATAGACAGCAGATCTGCGCTAGATCTGGACAATCTGTCTAGCCTGGTGCAGACTATGATGTCATTTTTATCGATAACGTCGGTGAGCTCTCTGCTGCCTGGTCGATCAAGAATTGCCCTGGTGCCCGACACTCCATCGTCAACAAAGAAGCTTGAAACCTCACGATTGTACTTTTCTTTGACAAATTCAGAGATCTGCTGCTGCTGAACCTCCAGGGAAACGCCAGATCTAACCTGCTCCTTGGTTGAAACCCGCACATACCCATAAATGTTGTTAATCTGCTTTAATGGCTGAATCATGCTAATTTTCTCTCCCTACACTTAAATCCATAGTCAGTAACTTCAGAAAACAGACGCTGCCAGTCAATATTTAATGGCTTTCGGTCCTTAGATCGGTCTGCAAATAGGACCTGGCCATTCTTAACCAGCTCCACTGCAGCGTAATTCTTTGGCACGCCGTCATACACTATCTCGATATCGTGCGCCAGGCAAATCCGGCGCACTCTATTAGCAAAAACTTTCTTAACCCTGGCTTCTTCAGATACTGGCATTAACGTGCTCTCCCTTTAAGAAGGGCGTGAATCAACTTAGCTTCTTTACCTTTAATGCGAGGATCCTTCTTGATCTCCTTATCCACGGCCTGCTTATTGTACTTATCCATCACTCTTTCTCCTTAAATCCGTTTTCCAGCAAAATATCTCGAACAAGCTCACGGTCCCTGCTGTCACCCTCAAAAGGAAACCCAGGATTGCCAGTCACTCGCAAAAAAGTTGCCTTGGCTATTGCGCCCTTATCAGCCCCAAAGTCGTAAATCCCACCAGGACCATAAAAGCTATAAACATAATCAACAAACTCGTCTATCTGCTTGACCACATCTTCAAAATTCTCAACATTTGCATTAATCATTACGCATTCTCCTCAATAGCCACAGCCGCCGCCAACAATAAAATCAGCCCAAACGGCCCTTCCTAAAACGCCATCCGCACACTCCTCAGCAATGGCAACCATATAAAGCCCCAACTCTTCCTCACCATGAGTGGCCAAATTGACCAGCTCTCTCTGGGTCATACCTGTTTCCCCCGCCCCCTGGTGAAAAGCACCTGGCAGCATGATCGCTACCCTGGGCGGAACATCAAACTTTTTCGCAAAAGCGTATACTTCATTAGTCATCAACTCATTCCACTCTTTCATCACTTCCTCCTTAATCAGTACATTACCACTATAAGGTATACCGTGTCGTTGTGCAAGCGTTAATACAATTAAATTTATTTGAATAAATAGTTGCACAACGACACGATAGTATGTATTATATCTATGTAGGGTAATTAATTAAGGAGTAAGTTATGAGCTATATCGAACAGTGTCCACGTTGTTGCGACCCCAGTGGCCACATTTACTACTACGCCCACGTTGCAAACGGCGTTTGCTTTAAGTGCAACGGCTCTGGCGTTGTAAGTCTCAAGACAAGTCCTGAAGCGCGGGCTGCTGCCAAGGCTCGAAATGCAGCCAAGGCTGAGCTCAAGCGAGCCAAGTGGGCAGCAGAAGCTGCTGTCAAAGAGGCTGCTAGGCTTGAGCGTCAAGCACAGTGGGAAGCTGAGAAAGCTGCAAAGCATGCAGCGGCTGCAGCAATTGAGCCAGGTAAGCAAGAAATCATCGGCACCGTTGTTGGCACTAAGGAGGTTGAGGGCTTTGGATATGGCGAATGGGTCACTAAAATGATTGTTGAGAGCGAGATGGGTTGGAAAGTGTACGGCACTATGCCTGCCAGCTTGCATGGTGAAGAGCCCATCAAGGGTTGCAAGGTGAGCTTTAACGCCACGGTGGAAGTTAGTAAGGATGATGAGAAGTTCGGATTTTTCAAGAGACCAACTAAGGCCAAAAGGCTAGGAGAAACAGCATGATGTATCGAATTGAGGAAGGTAAGGTTGTGTTTTACGAGGGCAGAGATGAAATGGCTGCAGTTGAGCCTACCTGCGGTCGAGGTCATCACCCCGTCGAGTTTGGATTCAAAGAGGTGAGCGAGATCTTTAACTACCAGGACGCTGAGTTAATTAAGGCTGCCAAAGAGAAAGCTGGAGGCACTTATCAGATCATTGAGAAGCGAGAGCGAAGAGAGCTTATTGCCTTCAACAATGACCAGGGTACTTACAGCGAGCCAAAGCCAACATATATTGTTTACAAGATGCCCGAAGTTGGCGCGCAAATCAGCTACGGCTTTAACGGTGACTGGTATCCTTGCGGTGAGATAGCTAAGATCAGCAAGACTTTCAAGAAAATCACCAGCAGCACTGGCGAGACATTCTATCGTCGCGCTTGCGGGACTGCCTGGGCTCTTCCTGGAGGGACCTGGAGCATGACTAAGGGACACCATGATTGCAGAAACCCACATTTCTAGGAGTGGCGGCATGAATGATATAACATTGTTATTGATAGTGTGCATAGTGGGCTCTACCTGGGCCCAGTTACTGGGAGAGCGATATGGAAATAATTATCGGGACGGGATTCATGGTAGCCCTTGTGATACTTTTACACGGGGCCTGGCTCATAGTTCAAGACAAGCAGAGAGCATGGGAAAGTAACAATAAAAATAAAGAGGGAAAAGATGAGCAAGATAATTATTGAGCTAGACAAAGAGGATGCCGAAATTGTCCTCGCCAACCAGGCAGAGATTGTTGAGCTGCTGCGGCAAATCCTAAAGGAGTTGCGCGGTGGATAAATACTTTCGCACGCTGGACCAGGCAGCGTTGTTTCATTTCCAACCTGGCATGAGCGAGGCACAGAAAACAAAAGTCCTCAAGCGAGCCCTGAATAAAGAGCACCACGCGGGCCCAGAAGCTAAACATATTATTAAAATTTGGAGAGAGCAAGACGATGAGCAAAGGTAGCTGGCGGCGGCCCACCAATCAGGTGGCATTTTATGAGAGCTTTGATCGTATCTTCCGGAAGGAAAGCGACCCTAGCTTCTGTGACGCGCACGACAGGCGCCTGGTTGCGGATAAAGACGGCAAGATGACTTGCACACACTGTGAACAAGCTAAAATGGAGCTAAGCAATGGAAAATCGTGATCGGTATGAGCTGGAGGAGTTTCTCCAGGCAAACAATGGCAGCGGGTACGTTGTGACCAGGAGCTGCGGCGAAGGCAGCTACGAATCAATTATCGCCAGGCGAGCAAAAGTATTAGCCAGGCAAAAGAAGCCTCACAGTATCTATCATATAGACGCGGACGGGCAGCGCAGCAGGGTTGCGTAAAGCTGGGATGCATGTACATAAACTTGCATAACGACACGTTAATTGTTATAATGAATTGTATTGGGAAAGGAGGTGTGAGATGTTTGCTGGGTTTCAAAGGGCGTTAGAGGTTGCCGCTGCCGAGTATGAGGGCTTGTTCGATAAGAACGGTTTGCCCATCATGTTCCACGCAATGACCGTTGCCAGGCCCATGATGGAAGAGTATGGAGAGACGCATGCGATTGTTGGATTGTTGCACGATGCTTATGAAAACCCCTGGAACGTCGAGGCGGATTTTGTTGGCTGCGGTGAGATCTTCGGTCCAGAGGTTGAGGCTGCGGTTAGAGCTGTTACCAAGGCGGAGGGCGAGAATTACTTGGAAGAGTACATCCCAAGATGCTTTGCTAATCCGATAGCCAAATTGGTTAAGGTCACTGACTTGCAAAACAACTACAATGGGTTGCACAATATACCCAGCCCCGACGACAGAGCTAGATTGACCGCTAAGTACGGGACCGCATTAGAGATGGCAGGAGCATAAGATGGTTAAAATTAACAGTTATTGGGATTCTGAGGGGCAGCCAGGTGTTTTAGTTCAATACTCACCAGAAACCCTAGGTGGCTTTGAGCTGCCAGAAGGGGGGTCTTCCTGGGACAAGGTTACTGAGTACGACGTTGTTCAGTGGTTCAAGAGCGGTAAAGAGCTAACAAAGTCTAGCTTTGAAAGCTTATTCGGAAAGATTGGGGACGAGCTCCCACAGCTCCCCCAAGCCTAAACTTATCTATAAGCTGGCTCAATATTTCTGGGTCAGCTTTTTCAGTAGCCCCAGCATACAATCTATTCTGCTCGTCCATAGCGGACCGGTAAGTATTTGTTTTTTGTACGGGGATCTCATGGTTATATCTCCCCTCTAACTTCCTAGATATCTCATACCAGCGGTGCCCAGGTATAGCAGCCTTAGCCATCTCTGGTGTTTTTATCTGGATCTCACCAACAATCATCTTGCCGCTCGCGGGATCTGGGACCAGGATATTCATTTTTCGGTCAAAATAACCAGTCTGAGGTATTCTCTGCCACCCCCGATCAATCGTGGTGTATATTCCGCCGATCTGATTAACAACGTCTTCCGCCTGGGCAGCATTATCAATATAAATCGTCGTGCGAACACCATCAGTAAAGTCTGCAGGGGCCAGCCCTTTGCGCTCAACCTTGTCAGCAATACTTTTTTCAGTCTTCACTTCGACATCAAACTTACTTCCGTCTTTTGTCGTAATAAACTTATCCGCCTTCTTGCCCCCAACAGATTGGGTGACTCTCTGAACATTCGCCTGGAAGGATGGATTGACGGACTCGGCTCTGCTGACCATATCATCAACCGATAAAAGATCTCCCTGCTGCCGTTTAAGGGCAGCCTCAATCTCACGCACTCGCTCAATGCCTAGTTCCTGGAATACGGGGGTGGTTCTAATCGGACCATCTACCAGGGAGCCCTGCTCAATAGCTGCAATCAACCTAGCAGCATCAACGCTTTCAATACCATCAGGCGCCTTGGCAATGTTTTGCGGCAAATTATCAATGCCACCGGTCAATTTCATGGCTTTGCGAATAGCCAGTGGAGCCTTTAACGCGGAACCAAGTAGTCCACCGACCAATGGTCCAGCAGCATACGTCGCATCACCCAGGACACCAAGCGCCTGCAGCGCAGGATCTAGGATGTTACCCTGGCGAATGTTCTCAAAAAAAGATAGGTTATTCTCAGCATCAAAGATATCGGTAAGATCAGCATCAGAAGACGGCATTCCTGCCATACCACCGGCAGCATCAATACTCGCGGCACCAGGGACGAGCTGCGTGCCAAAATAAGCAAGCTGCTCAGGACTGGGAAGGTACTTATCACGAGCCTCTTTAGCCTGGTCAGCAGTGATTCTTGGTATCATGTCACCGACAGATCCACCCAGGTTGTAGCTAAATATGTCGATATCGTCTCGATTCATCTGCCAAGTATCTCATCTAGTTCGTCAACATCATTTATCGAATTCACAAAGATAGGTGTGCCTGATCCAACATAGGCGCACGCAACATTGTAATCAAAAAACTCCCTAGCCTCATCATAATCCATGCCGTCTCTTTCAACAAGAATATCTATGCACAGCTCAACACTGTAAACAACACAATCATCAGAACCATATTGACCACCGAATCCAATGATCGCACCATCAAATCCATCGGCCTTCATGGCTGAAGACGTTAAATCAGTCATTTAGCCCTCGCAGCTGCCTTAGCCTTCTTACCTAACTCACCAAAATGGAAAAGCTTCACGCTGGTCTTAGTGTGGGTCTTGCCCGAATGCAACGTACCATCAGCCATCTTATGCTTAGTGCCCGTATGCTCGCTGCCATCCTTCTTATAATGATTAACGCCCTTCATCTTGACTCTCCTCTAAATATCGCTGCAGAAATATGAACCACTGGTCCAACGTCATTACCACGGTCTGCGCGTTGTCGCGCTCCCAGGCTGGATTGACGGCGTAAATAGGCACGCAAACCCGTATAGCCTTATTGTTGAATTTATATATTAACACCGGAACACGGTCCGCGCACGCTTCACAGACCTGAACCCACCAGGACGGTGAGTACCACCAGCCCGACTTATACGCCTTGGCCTCAATAGCATGGCCAGGTATCTCAATATCACACATGCCAGCCGTCTGATATTGGTCCAGGTTACGCTTACATTGTATATCAAAGTCATTATCAGCAAAAAAAGTATTTAGACGCTTTACCAGGTCGCGCTCGAAAGCTGCTCCCTTATTCCGTGAATCAGCCATCAGTCATTTCCCTTAGTTTAAAAAATTGAAAAAAATTTTACCCCCCCAGGCACTTTATCTGTGCAAAAAGTTGCACATTAAAATGAGATGGGCCTGGCATTATCTCATATGGATTTTTGGGTATTGAATGTACAAAACTCAAGTAAACCATTCCCGCTGGCCGGCGGCCAAAATATGGGGGTGCCCCTATAAAAAAAACAACCAGGTTTCGATTCTAATTGCCAGGTCCATAGGGGTCCAATTTTTCTGCCCTGCAGCCCAGTATATAGGCATATCAGACCATAACGTGACCCCCGTGCTCACAGGGGTTGAAGCATAGGCTGCCGAAACCCTAGCAAAACCTAAGCTATATCACTGAAATCTATAACAAAACTGATTTTCATTCCTTTTTTGAATAATTCTGGGCTCTATTACGGGAGAGGCCCCTTTCTTTGTTATTTAATTAAACCACAAGCATGCCATTTGCTTCTTGCTCGGCTACAAATCCTTCGTATCATAGTCGCCCTTGATGCCTAACAATGCGTTCAATCGCTCCTTGATATCCTCCTTGGTCATCTTATCCAGGTTAGCGTTGATCGTGAGGCTTTGGCTACGTTGTATTGACAGTCCAGCCAGGCTGTTGAGCTCCTTCACTGCACTCACTGCAGCGTTGTAGTTGCCCTGGTCGAATGATGTCTCGGCTATGTTCCATAGCATTGCACCGGTCTTCTCTGGTGTAATGGCATACTTCTCTCGCAGCTCTTCCTGGGCAATGCGTACTGCCTTTGTCACCTTCGGATGGTCTCTGCCGTTAAGCATCTTCGATGCAGCGTTAGCCGGAAAGCTAAAGCCTGCTCTTCGAGCTGCCTCAGTCTGTCCGCATGCACCTTCGGTGTAGTGCCATACAAATCCTGCTTGCATATCAGTGATACCTAGCTCCGCATCCGCTACAAATTGTATAGGTGCGTTGGTAAGCTTGGGCTTATCCTTCTTGGGTCTGCCTAGCTTTTTGTCTTCTTGAGCCATAGATCCCCCACCTGTTTTGCGAACATCCGTTCGGCCTCACCATTGCCCATCGGTCTGTCCCCATACGCTTCTCGCTCGTCACCGTTGACGATTCGCCACCGTCTGTAATTATCCAAATACTCTTGATTTTCGTCGTAAATAAAGTCTTCCATCATCTTCTCCAGTGTACAGTGTAGTGTATGGTAGGTGTCCTATACTAAGGCTATATAACACTATATAAACTATATATATCTACTGTTTATACTTATATAAATACTACCTACCTTAAAGACTATACCCTACCCTACCTATTATAAATTAGCTTTAATATCAGTAACTTACATGATGTCCTAACAGTGTACAGGGTACAGCTACCTCCAATGTGCAACATCCCATACATTATCGTGTCCACTTATACCAACTCAGCACATCGACACGCTATCGCCAATATGCCACCCTCTTCACCCTACCTCACCCTCACACTTCCCACTTCGGTGGGGGTGGAAAGTTGTCATCCGCCTTGATGATCGGGTCATAGTCCAGGTCATATATCTTCTTACCATTGCTATACCTTGGTTCTACACCGCGATCAGCGAGGACTCGTGCAGCGTCCTTGAAGTCCGCCATCCTTGGATTATTGATGCCCATGTCTCTGAGTAGGTGGGTCATCTGCACAGGCTTAGTGTCTGCACTCTTGAACCGTATGTATTGTAGCAGCAGGTCT